ATATAAATCTACCATCTAAACTACCCAATTAGTGTTCGGTTTCAAACTGCGATTGGAATTATAACCCTTTGAGTAACCTCCCGCAACCGCCCCCTGCCCAGCAAAGGTCAGCACAAACGCATCCGCCACGTCAGGCGACCTCTGGCCGCGCTTCTTCATCTCGTCCTTCGACTCAACCTTCAACTTGCCGGACGACAGGTATTTATACCGTATTCCGGTAATCTCCGCTATCAGCGTGTCATCCTGCGGTATGTGGCAGTCACGCGCCTCAAACCACTCCCGCGCATTCCAGAACAACTCATCGCGCAACCGATTGAAGCGATCCTTCAAACTTGCCGACTCCGACACAGACACCGCAACGGCTGGCAAGCCCAACTCGCGCAACCTGTCCGCCAGTCCCGCACCCAGACCAATAGCGTCAATGTATATAGCCTGTGGACGCATCCGGTACGGCACCGCGTCATGCTCGGCCAGTATAATACCCGCCAACTCCATCAAATCCTTGCCCTGCCACGTCTTGATCGGCTCGACCATCACCTGACCCTGCCGCTTGCACAGCGCAGACCTGTCACCGCCAAAACGCGCCACGTCCAGCCCCCACTCAACCGGAGTCGTCTCAGCCATCTCTATATCGCGCTTGACCGCATCCTCGACCAAATGCAACGGCACAAGCACGTCATCGGACTGCGTGGGGAACTCACCCAAGACGCGCACGGCAAAGACGTTGCTCTCCTCGCCGTATTTATTCGCCATATCGGTGATAAACTTGGGGTCAACATATTCACCCTCGCGGCACGACACGGTTATGCAGTGCCAGTTCTCGCGGTCAGAGTGAAATGCGTCATAAAAGTAGCCATCAGACCGCGTGGGGTTACCGCACATGACAATCTTCGCCCCGACCGTACTCAGCGCACCCGATGCCGTCTCAAAGATGATATTAGGCACGCCGGATGCTTCCTCGACCACAAACAGCATATGCGGCGAGTGGAATCCGGCCAACGCCTCTGGGTTCTCCCTCCGGCTGGTACGCGCCACCGCAAACGAGTCTGACGCCCCCTTCAGGGCAATCTTGTCAGATTTGAACTCAAGCAAGTTTTTGAAGGCGGGGGGCATGTCCCTAGCCCAGCGATCAATCTCAGTCCACAACACGTCAGATAGCTGGTGTGCGCTGTTCGCCGTCACGGCAACCTTGCAGGGGTAGTGCGTCATCAGCCACCAGAGCGTCACCCACGCCTCAAACGCCGTTTTTCCGACACCGTGGCCGGATTTGATCGCAACCTTATCGTGCGCCGCAATGGCCTCTAACGCCTTGCGTTGCCACTTCTGCGGCTTGGCACCGAGTATCTGCTCCACAAACAGCACAGGGTTTTCGCGTATGGCGGCTAATAATTCAACTTCGCTCTTGGTAGGGGGCATTGGTGTTTTCTCCGATATGGGGGGGGGTGGTAGGGGTATATATATTTATACCCGCCCCCCGCGTGTGATTTGATGGGGGGGGGTGCCAGATCAGGGCATTTTCCGCCATATTTTTAGGTTTTGTCGCATAACCGTATTTATGCGTATTGGGTTTTGTTTGTTTTCAATCACTTAGTTTGCCTGTGGATAACTTTATGCTCGATATGCCCTATTTGCCTATTTCTTAGGCATCTCATCGTTAACCGAAATCGGGTTAACATCCTCGCCCGCGCGTACTGATTGCGGTTGTATGCTTTCTCCGTCAATCACCTCTGCATGCTTCAATCGCGCCGCATCGTTTACTTGCTGTAATACTTTGATAAATGAGTCACCCGCCTCAACCTTTGACTCGATACCCATCCTATCGCCGTAAACCTTCGGGATCAGCCTTGATGCTTGCCACTTCTTGTTATCCGACACCAGCCTAGCGGCTTGCGGATCAAGCATACCGGACAACACGCTGTTGTTGATCTCGTCTAACTGGTCAGCGTAAACCATACCCCTTGAAGCCATAGCCGTCATGTAACGCCGCTCAAAGTCAGGATCGTCACATATCTTTCGCCACACTGTTGTCCAGCTTGGCATATCCTTATCTTTCGCCACGTTAGTGCCCGCGCGTCCGGTTGCGACACGCTCTAAAAATGTTACAAACTTTTCTTCCGGCGTTTTATGCGCGGCCATCTGGATCGTCCTCATCTAACTCAAAACTGATGCCGAAGGCCGTTTCCTCATCATCGACAACGAACAACGGCTGGTTACATTTGCTACACACCACGGCTTGTGTTTGCTCGTAGCAACGCCCCCTTGTTTCCCTGTCACACCAATGGCAGGTGACGTATTCATCGAAGAAGCGCACAAAGTCACGCTTCTTCAAGTCAAACTTTAGCAGGTTACTCATTCACTGCCTCTTTAACGGCGCATTCTGCCCCTGTGGCGGCGTATCCGGCTAAATCTACCCAACTATCCCACCCGACAGGCTTACCCGCCTCATCAAGCGGCATTTCGCCCTGATTGACCGCCTCTATCTGTCTGGCCACCTTTAGACATGCCATAGCCAGAGCAACCTGAGTCGGCTTGACCTTTACCCCAAATACCAGCGACCACATTGTAGCCACACGCTTGTGGTTCTCGTAAACCGAGCCATACGACTCACCCCGATCCCTGACCGTTGTCTTTGCCTCATCGAGCATCTCAAATCTATTCATCTTTTTTCACGCCTTTAATTTCAAGTTCACAAACTTCACACAACAAAACTTCTTCATCCTTTTTTAACTGTGCGTGGCACCTTGGGCAAGTTCCATCCTGCAACCGCCTAGCCATTGATCCGTCACCCCGCTCAATCATATTACCTTCCCTTCTTGAATCTAATCCTCGGCGTACTATCATCCGGCACCTGCTCCCAGTCGGCAAACGCCACCGACAGAGGCTCGGTCACACCGTCATGCTCTAGCGGCCAAATCTCGACAGCCACACCCGCCTTTGTTTTCTTAATGCACACCGTCATGTTCCGCACATCGATCCAGCCTTCCTTTGAGTACATCACATACTCGCGGCCATCGTAAAGCATCTCGCGCGTCTCGCTCTCACGACCCTGCGGTGCGGGTAAAACCAAGTCGCCACTAAAATGGGATTTCGTCATTTAACATCGCCTCCGTTATCTTCGGCTTGACTTCCTCAACAATGGCACCATCGAACGTGCGCTTGATAGCGTCCAGCGTCTTTGCTTCCTCATGCTCTCGCCACGCCCCGATGATACGTCCGATCTCCGCCACAGAGTACACAATCATGTCGCGGTTATCTTTCTGCACCTTGAACACCTCGGCATCGGTCTTGGCAATCGCCAGAACCGTGCCATCCTTCATCGGTGCCTCCCAATGCTCTCCGGTCAACTCCTTTGCCCCAGCAAGCACTGCCGCCTTCTCCAGAGCCTTGATGCCCCTGATGGTCGTCTGCACCTCTTCTTCCACAGCTATCGGGTCGACCTTGTCAATCGCCGCATTCATTTTATCCATCTGCTCATGAAAGCGATCACGCAATTCAGCCGACACAAGGTAAGGCAATCTATCGACACCCCACCGCAGTTCCGCCTCGCTCATAACCAGATCATATTGGATCAACCACTCCTGCACCTTCTTGTACGCACGGTCTGTCGGCGCGAAGTGCTTCTTGAACACAATGTTATCTGGTTTCTTAGCCCTCTTACTTTTCCTCTGATAAACCATTCCATTTTCCCTTTCTATCCTAAAACCGTAACGATGCGATGCACCGTGCGATGCGATTGCGCCCCCCTAGGGTGGGTCGCATCGCACACACGTGTGACGCACCATCAATCACACGTGTGATTTGAGCAATTATGATCGCACATTTTCTTCTAACCCCCTGACAATCCACACTTTATTATTTTCAACGGCAATCACACGCTTGGTTTGCAGTGCATTTCGCGCATCTCGCCGTGCCGGAGCCTTGGAATCGGGACATTTTAGCCTGTGTGCGTCATGCCATTGATCGACATGAACCTCCCTGACGCCCCTATCAATGAGTAGGTTCTGGAGCGACTCCAGCGCAAGTTTCTGCGTCTCGGTTAATTGCTCGGACTTCTTCTTCTTGTCCGGCTCGCCGATCTCGACCATCACAACGCTCTGATCATCGATTGTGGCGACTGGCACCATCTCGAAGTTCATGTCGCCGATAGGCTCTGCATCTTTCTGCTTTTCCACCTTGAGCGTCACGATGCCATCGAAGTTCGTGATAGACATAGCCGCATCAACGCCGCCGAGCAGGCTAGATGAGCCTCTCATGCCCTTCGCCGTGTCCTTACCTGCATGATGTACCGCGAGCAACGCAGAGCCTGTGTGCGCCTTTATTTGGTCGCAAGCATCCACAAACAGCCCCATATCTGTTGCGCTATTCTCCTCGCCGCCGAGCAAAGCCCTTGCCACGGTGTCCACGACAACCATCGTGAACTGCTCGCCGATACTGTCAATCGTCATCTTGAGCCGCGCAATGTCCGCCTCATCGCGGAAGTTCACCGCCGTTGGCAACACATATAGGTTCGCCGTGTCGTGCTTGCCGTGCCACGCCTCCCACGCCTTCACGCGCTTGCCCATACCGCCGACACCCTCGCCAGCTATGTACAGCACAGAACCGCGCCTAACCGCCCTATTTTGCCACGCTAGGCCGTTTGCGATGGACAGAGCCATATCGATAGCCAGAAACGACTTACCGCTTGCTGGCGCGCCGTACATGACCGTGAAGCCGTGCAACGTGACCAGACCGTCCACCGCCCACGTAACCGGAGGCATCGCCTTCAACTGATTGGTCGTCATCACCTCAAACGGCACGATTTCTGCGCCGTCAGCGTCCGCCACGATCTCCGGCAGTGCGTCAGGCTCCGGCGCATTTATATGCGCCTCAGTGACCGCGCTGGCCTTGGCAACCGCCTCACCGAGCGTTGCGGCATCATTACCCTGCGCCAGCCAATCCACAACATCGCCCTTTGGCGGCAGACCACTGAGGCTCACCACCTTGATCTTTGACGCCCTGCCCCAGAGTGTACGCTTTACCTTGTCCGCGTGTGCCTCACCCGCATTATCATTATCGGGCAGTATCACCACATTACGGCCATCGAAGTAGTCAGCCAGTTCTGGCTTGAAATTACCTGCGCCGCCTGAGTTTGTGGTGGCAACGAACCCGATCTTGATAAGTGCGTCAGCCGCCTTCTCGCCTTCCACAATAAAGATAGGCGCGTCTGGGTTCTGCATCATGCCCATTAAATTATACGGCAGTGGCTCGACATCCTTGACCGAGTTCAGCCAGCCGCCCTTACCGTCCGGTCTGCGCTGGCGAAATGTTTTCGGCTCATAGCGCAAAATCTGGTAACCCAGTTCGCCGTCCGCATTATAATATTCGTATATCTTGGAGATGTACTGCTTTGGTACTAGAGACTTCTGAGTCTGTCGCTGTATGCCGAACTCTTTCTCCAGCGTCTCGGCAACTGATCCCGATATTGTGACCTTGCCGTAGTTGCGCACGATGTCCACCACACCGCCGCCCTCGCCAAGTTCAAAGTCGTAATAGGTTGATTTTTGTAAGTCTAATTCTTTTGAGCCGTGCGTACCCCACCTAAGTGTCCGGCCTTTGACCGACATCTTTTCGTTAGGCTCGCCCCAGTAGTGCTTCGCTACCCTCTCGGCGTGTGCAGATATATTTGTCATTGCTAACCCCTCTTGTCCCTTTTCCCTTGAAGTGGTGCGGCGAGGCCAAGGGAAAGCCCCGCCGCACCCCTGCACTAGAATAGTGGGTCAGCCGCCGCCTGTGCGGGTGGTGGTGAACCCGCAGGTGCGCTAAAACTCACCTCCGGTGCAGGTTGGGTTGACGGCTGGGATGGAGCGACCCCGCCGTCAAACATTGCCGGACGATCAACCCACTGATTGATTGACCATTCGGGAACCTTAAATCTCAACTCGCCTTGGGGCGTGTCGATCTTGACAGTCTCTGTGCCGCCGATGGTAACGACCGGAGTCTTGCCGGCATTTGCCGCCTGACCAGCGACAAACTGATCGTGCAACTTATCCATCGCCCTCATAACCGTCTTGGCACTGTGCGAGAACTCACGCAGTCCCAAGTCACTGCTGGCAATCTTCACGCGGAAGCACTGCTTGTGGTCATCCGTTGGCTTTGGCGGCATACGCTCGCCAAGATTGACCATCTGGAAGTCCGGTGCGCCACTGGCAAAAGACAGCCAGCCGATCTGCATGTTGTCGAAGTCCATCGCAAAGCTAATCGGCAGGGTCATTTCGGTTTCGTTCTTTACCCAGCCGGAGCCATCGTTTTCACGATCCACCTTAATTAGATCACCAGCCTTGGCATCCCACTTAACAATAGGTGTAATGTCACCACCGCCTGAAGATTCTGTTTGAAGTCCTAACGCCATCATTTTTTCCTTTTCTGTAACGTCATTGATTTTGGCTCACAATTGTGAACCCACTGATCGGATAGAACGCGCAGATGTCCACGTCTTGTGGGTCGTTGCGATCTGTCCGTCCACCCATCCTTAGATCAAGCGGATGGGCGAAGTCAAGCCTTGCGACACAATCTGTGTATTTGCAGATCAGGTAACAAGGCAATCCGGTCTTGCGTGTCAGCGCGTCAGCCGACAACACCTTCGACAGCGAAATCATCACTGTCGGATACTTATTCATATGGAAACTGCGCGTCTTGACCTCGGCAAAACCAAGGCACTCGGCATCCCTGAATATCGCAAAGTCGAGCCGATACTGCATAGGTAGCTTGCGCAGACTGTAGCCCAAGCCCGACACGATGTCGGCGACCTCCTGCTCGTTTTGCAGGTCTTTGGTTGTCTCGTACTTAGGCCGCATCAGCCAGCAACTCCCGACAAACCATCATGAATGTGTCCCAGTCCATCTCGACAGCGTACCGCCAGTCATACTTATCTTCGCCTTTCTGCGTACCAAACTGACCCAGATCAGCCACCGCCTGTAGCGGCACACGGCACCGGATGGGCTGGCGATCATACTTATATATCAGAGCCGGATAGCTGTCGTGTTCGTTGTCGGCAGACCTAGCCGCCGCGCATATCTGATCCCACCACGCGGGCTGGCTGTTGGTTCCCTGACCGTACCGCTTTAACTCCAGCATAAATGGGAACGCCTTGCCATCCTCGCGGGTCAGGTCATCCAGCCCAGCCTTTTGATATTGGCGAAGGTTACGGTGAAACTTGATGCCCAGTGCCTCGTCAAGAGCCTTGGCAATGTCACGCTCGAACTGTGCGCCTTTCTGGCGACCACCACCAGCTTTCATCTAACAGACCTCTCCAGCCGCCTTGGCAACTTCCTTGAGCCGCTCATCACGCAGTTCAACCAAGCCCTTCTCGATCAACTCATCGGCCAGACTGGCCATTGATCTGTGCGCCGAATGCTCCAATTCTGCCTTCAAACCAGCCGTTGTGCTGGTTCTGAGTCGGAGCAGGGTTGCTTTAATTTCAGACACTTAGCGTCTCCTGTAAAAATAATATGATATTTAATTACGATTATACTTGTATCACGTCAATATATATCTTATCTATAGTACATCGCTGGAACATAACAGCACCAACCAAGGGAGATTACCAAATGACAATCATTAAGCAAATCGAATCTGGAATTCAAGACATCGTTTATTACACTTCGGCTTTTACTGAGCATTACACATTTTATATTGAAGAATCCAACAAGCCATCAAAGCAGTACAGACACTGCTTTGCAGACGCCGCGTTTCGCCGCGCACACAAAAACGCACAGTACGCTATCAGCGTCTGCGAGGAACTTGGCCTCGACCCAGCCGTTGTTTGCAGGGATCAGGTCAACTTTATGGACAGCTATTTCAACAAGGCGGCGGCTTAACAGCCGCCCGAAAGGGGAAAATAAATGCCAGAACAAAAACCTTACTGGTACGTTGTCGAACACGCCTTCACGCCACGCGGCGCAAAGGTTAGCAAGCCGTACCTCGACAAGTGGGACGCGCTGGACGCGGCCTACGCTTTACATGACAGGCTGTGGATGCCCAAGACTCGCATCCACGATGGCGAAATCTGGGTGGGTCGCGCCGTGGTCATGTC